CTCTTTTTCAAGAGTATTCAAAAGATCATAGTTTTGATTAGAATTCAAATCAACTAGATCCACATCATTGAGTATTCCTGAACCGAAAAGTTCAGCAACGAAACTATGATATTTTTGGTTTGACAGAGCTAGCATATAGTGATATACTGCGCATCCGCTGTTTACATCTGGTACTTTCTCCCACGGAAATTTCGGAATATTTTCCTTATTTTCAGCAAGAGAACGTCTGACAATCGCGTCTACTAAGGAAGGACAAATTAATGGAAAAGGATTTCCTGATTCAATAATATGCACCTCTTGTAGTTTTTCACCAGCGGTACTGATTTTCTTAACTAGATTATCAAGTACCATTAACCTAAGTAAATTACGGAATTCCGTTGTTACTTTAAGGTTACCAAACAAGTCTAAGTCCGGGTTGTTAAATCCCTTATCTCTAAGTGCCTTGTATAGCGGTAATATTATGCAACTAAGAACTTCATCTGGGTATATAATATCATTTACTACGAGAGTTTTAAATAATATAATCCAAGCAGGAAATTTCCATTTTGGTACTCCAGATTTTTTCTTTAAGTCTACCATTTTCTTGAACAAAATATTAAAGTCGAACTCTTCAGTTCTTTCATTAATATGAAGGATTAGACTTGTTAAATCTAACAAGTTTTCATCCAATGCTAGGCAATTACGCGCTGAAATTCGGCTAACGTCTCTGCCAAAGTTGACATTTCTTGACACATATTCCATACAAAGGTTTTCCGAAGTAGGAACTTTAGTCTTAGAAAGGTTGATAGGAATATCTAATTCTGTATACAGTTTTAGAACATGTCCTTCAGGATCATGGCATCCCATGTCATCCCCAACTTCTGCCCACAATTGGGAGTTATCTTCTTTCTTATAGAAGGTTACAAATATGTAATCCATCAAAAGACATGAAGTCAATTGGGCAATTTGGAAGGACCCTCTGGTCCCCATTCCTTGTCCTCTTGAGTATCTTATGGTTTGTGTCGAATCCTTCACAAACCAAGGACATTTAACTACCAATTCCATCCAACATTTTGCTATGTCGGAATTGTATATTAACTTATATACAATCTCTTGTAATTCAACAGGAAATCTGTCGGTCCAGTTACTACAATCGTAGAACTTATCACCAACCTTTAAC